AGGAGATCGAGACCCTGAAGGGCGATATCGAACAAGCGGAGCTCTCGGCAGTGACCGACATGGTGGATGGCGCGCTCGCGGCCAAGAAGATCCCCGCAGAGAAGCGTGACTACTTTATCGAGCTGGGCAAGAAGGTCGGATCGACGGAGCTGAGTCAGCTGCTGGGCAGTATGAACGCCTCGGTGAAGCTGACGGAGGTAGTGAAGTTTTCGGCCGAAGGAGGCTCTGCTACGGAATACAAGAAGCTGAGCGATGTGCCGGACGACAAGATCATCGAGCTGCGCACGAATGAGCCGGCGGTCTACCGCAAGCTGTATAAAGCAGAGTATGGCGTGGAGTGCGAACTGGATAACTAATTCATCCCAGTCCCTCCCCCCGATATAAAGCACACCAAGGTGAGGGGGGGGACAACGGGCGAATAGGATCGCAAGTCGGCAAAGGTTGAAGGGGAATGGGCTTCGCGGATCCGATGACGCTCCCCCCTCCCTCCTCCTTTTTTTATAGGGAAAAGAGACGAACGGACAACTAACAAACTAAACAAAGACAACGATGATGAAATGGATGAGAATGATCATGGCGTTTATGGTGAACGCGATGATCGGAGCGACAGCGGCCTCGGCGCTCGGTGCGCCCCTTGCGTTGGGTGCAGTGGGTGCGCTGATGGCCGGGCCGCTCATAGGGGGCGGAGTAGGCGCCCTGAATGCGAGCGTGCTGACAGAGGTCTGGACGGGCGAGCTGATCAAACAACTGCGATCGGCCGACAAAGGCACCTTCTTGGACGGCATACCCGACTACTCGCGGTATGCGAATAATGACGTGATCCACATGATCAACGTCGGTGGCGACCCCAATGTGCTGACCAATAACACGACTTACCCGCTTCAGATCACGGTCATCACAGATACCGATGCCGTGTTCAAGCTGGATAAGTTTCAAACGGAAGCCACACCGATCACGGACGATGAGCTGTATGCGCTCTCCTACGACAAGATGGCCTCTGTGAAGGAGCGCCACGGGCTGGCTATCCTGGAGGCAAAGCTGAAGAAGGCCATCCACGCGCTGGCACCGGCCTCGAATACGGCTACCACACCGGTGATCAAGACCACGGGCGAGGTAGAAGATGGCGGCACGACGGGCCGCAAGCGCTTGACACGTCACGATATTATCGAGATGAAGAAGCGCTTCGACCTGATGAGTGTACCTACCGAAGGGCGCCGTTTGGTGCTCTGCCCCGAACATATCGCTGACCTCTTGGAGATGGATCAGAAGTTTGCCGAGCAGTACTACAACTACGCCTCCGGACGCATCTCCATGCTTTACGGCTTCGAGGTGTATGAGTATGTAGCCGGCCCGGTCTACAACCTGACCGGCGCTAAGCAGGCGCTCGGTACGGCTCCGGTAGTGGGTAGCATCTATCAGGCCTCGGTAGCCTTCCACACGAGTCGCGTGTTCAAGGCCACGGGATCGACAACGTTCTACTACTCCGAGGCCAAGAACGATCCGCAATACCAGCGCTCCTTAGTGAACTATCGCCACTACTTCGTCGTCCTGCCGAAGAAGGTGGAAGCCATTGGTGCCATCATTTCAGACAAGAAGTAAACGGCTATGGCAGCGAAAACAACGAAAGAGAAAGCTCCGGTGGAGACACCGGTCACTCCGTCTGAGGCTCATGAGGAGCCTCTGGCGGAAGTAAAGGAGGCCGCGGTCACTGGCGAAACAGAGTCGGGTGACTCGGAACCCCTGACGGAAGTGAAGGAGGAGGCTCTGACAGAGATGAAGGAGGAGGCCACCCGCGAATCCGGGCCGGGTGATTCGGAGCCGTCTGCGGAGGCAAAGGAGGAGGCATCGGAGGAGGCTCCGGCCGCACCGATGTACGACTACGAGGTGCTCCCCCACAACCGGGATGGGGCTACGGAGGAGCAGATCGCGATGGCGAAGAAGGTGCTCGATCAAAACGCGGACATCCCGGCCGTCTACATCGTGGGCGGGCTCTACCTCTCCGAGGAATGGCGCGCCGACAGATTGTCCGAGAACGGCGAACACAAAGTGACCGTCCGCCGTATCATCAAAGAGAAAGGTTCTTAATCAATTAGTGGGGCCGACAGAGGCCGCACGACAGGTGAATACTTCGTTCTGTTCATGGAAGGGCTTTCCCCCTTGCCTACCCCTAAAAAGGTGGGCGGGGGAGGCCCTCTCTCAAGGGGGGGACGAGCAACTAACAGCTAACAATGAATCGATGGATAGCGCTGATGGCGCTGATATGGCTGACCGTCGGCTGTCACGTTTACCGTGTGCCGGCAGAGCGCGAGGTGACACGGCAGGAAGTCGTCGAAACGGTGCGCGACACGCTTGTGGTCATCGAGCCCGATTCGGCGCTGATCCGTGCCTACTTGGAATGCCAGTCGGGGCGCGTTGCCCTCAGAAGGCTCATCTCGGTGCCCGGCACGCGCATTGTGCCGCACGTGACGCTCACAGACGTCCTGACCGATACGGGCTACCGCGGTGCCCTGCTCAATGTGCAATGCCGCGAAGACAGCCTTCGCCGTGAAATTGCCCTGCGCGACCGCACCATCCGCGAGATGACCGACCGTGTCCGCACGGAGTACGTCACCGTGGAGCGTCCCTTTCGGTGGTATCACCGGGCGCTGATGGGCGGCGGATACGCCTTCCTCACCCTTGTGCTCGGCATGGCCGCGTGGCTCGTCGTCCGGATCTACATCAAGGGAAGCCGGATCGTCCCCTAATCATTGACAACTAACTATTAACAATTACAAGACATGCCAACAGGATATATACACGGCAGCAACCTGCTCATCTTCGTCGGAGGGAAAGCCATCGGGCACTGCTCGACGTGCGAGATCACGCACAACACAGAATCGAAAGAACGGGCCGTCAAGCCGCCCGCCAAGCAAGCCGGAGGTAACACAGGCAAGTGGACGGAGAAATCGGTGACAAAGCTCAGCGAGTCGCTCAGCGCCGAAGGCTTCTGCTTCTACGACGAGACAGAATGCGGCTACAACGAGTTACTGGCCCTCTGGCAGAAGGCCGAGCCAGTGGATGTGAAATACAACCACCGCGGAGAGGACAGCACGCGCTATCGTGGCGGCAAGTTCGTTATCACAAACCTTGCGCAGACACGTCCGGCCGACGACGACGCCTCCTACAAGGTCTCCCTCGAATCGACGGGCGAGATCAAGAATTACCCCGCCTAAGCGCGGATGTTCAAACAGCAATTAAACAGCAATTAAACGACGTATGAATACCATTCGAATAGCGGGCAAAGACTACCCGTGCATGATGACGATGGGCGCTATGCTGCGCTTCAAGCAGCAAATGGGGTATGAGGTGACAGCCATGAAGGGAGAGTCGTTCACAGACACCCTCACGCTGCTCTGGTGCTGCGTAGCCTCGGCCTGCGCGCGAGAGAAGATACCCTTCGACCTGTCGCTTATGGAGATGGCCGACGCCATCACGCCGGAGGACTTCGGGGCATGGCAGAGCACCAACTTCGAGGCCGTGCGGGCTGACGCCTCCCCAGCGACCGACACGAAAAAAAAGGCCTGACCATCGAGGAGCTCCTGGGGCTGGCGATGGGCCGCGTGGGGATGAGCCGCGAGGACTTCCTTCAGCTTACTCCCGAGGAGTTCGAGGCGGTCTTGGCGCAGTATGCCCGGCTACGGGAGGAGCAGATGCATGCCGGCTGGGAGCAAGCGCGGATGATCGCCTTTGCGGCCGTAGCGCCGCACACCTCACGCCTTCGCGGGCCGGAGGATCTGGTGCGCTTCCCGTGGGAGGAAGAGACGGAGGAACGCCCCAAGGCGCCGAAGATGACGATCGAAGAGCGGCGGAAGCTGATAGACCAGCTGACCGCAGCGTGGGGACAGGGTATGGATGATTAAGCAGAGGTATGGCAGACAACACGGTAGAATATAAGATCAAGCTCAAGGGCGAAGGGGCGGACTCGGTCGATAAGCTCAAGCACTTGGTGGAAGGGCTGGGCGGATCCATCGAACAAGCCAAGAATAGCTCTGAGGGGCTAAAGACGAGCCTGCTCAACTTCAACCAAGCTGTTGGGGCGATTCAGAACGTAGCCGCGGCCTTCAGTCAGGTCTCGAGTGCCGTCAGCGGCATGACGCAGTTCTATGCCGCACAGGTGGAGGCAGAGACGAAGCTGCAAACCGTGATGCGCAATACGATGGACGCCACCGACGACGAGGTGCAGTCCATCAAAGACCTCTGCTCGGCCCAGCAAGAGCTGGGTGTGATCGGCGATGAGGTGCAGCTGGCCGGCGTGCAGGAGCTGGCTACTTACGCCTCGAAGAAGTCGTCGCTCGAGACGCTCATCCCGGTGATGAACGACATGATCGCCCAGCAGTACGGCTTCAATGCTACGCAGGAGTCGGCCGTGAACATCGCCACGATGATGGGTAAGGTGTTCGCCGGGCAGACCTCCGCGCTGAGTCGCTACGGCTACACCTTCAGCGAGGCGCAAGAGCAGATCCTGAAGTTTGGCACCGAGGAGGAGAAGGCGGCGACGCTGGCCGAGGTGGTACGTCAGAGCGTGGGCGGCGTAAATGCCGAACTGGCCAAGACGGACTCCGGCCGCATGGTGCAGCTGAACAATACCATCGGCGACATGAAGGAGCAAGTGGGACAGCTGCTCCTCCCCTTCGAGTCGTTCCTCACACAGGCCGCAGAGATGGGTATGGCTGCCAGCGGCATCATCCAGCTGACCCAAGCGATCAATGCGACCGGCATCGCCACCAAGGCATGGACGGCGGCGCAATGGTTGCTCAATGCGGCACTCGATGCCAACCCGATCGGCATCGTCGTCATGGCGCTGGGTGCACTGGCCGGTGCGCTGATCTATGCCTACAATCACTCGGAGGACTTTCGGCGCATTGTAAACCTACTGTGGGAAGCCTTCAAGGACTTCACCATGCTGCTATCGGGCATCGTCCGGAAGTGGTTGGAGAAGGTCATCACCCAGTTCCGTGAGGCGTCGCAGGCGGTGATGCAGTTCTCCCGATGGCTGGCCTCCACGGAGGTGTTTCAAGCTATCGCGAAGTGGGCTAAGTGGATCTACGAGCTGGTCATTAAGTCCATCGAGAAGGCCATCGGAGCTATCCGTACGCTGATCGACACGTTCCGCCGCCTGTTCAACCTCCCCAGCTGGGGGCACAGTGTGGCTGATGACCTCAAGGGGCCACTGGATGCCATCGATGCGCTGAACCAGAAGATGCGCGATGCGGCCGATGCCAAGCGGGCGCTGATAGGTGGCGGCGGTGGCGGAGGAGTCGTGCCCTCCGGCGGATCGGGTAAAGGCGGCGGCAAGAGCGATAAAGACGGCAAGAAAGCGTACAACCCGGAGACACTCGGCTGGTACAAACAGCAGATCGCCGAGCTGCAAGAGAAGCAACAGGCTGCTGACGAACAGCACGCCATGCAGCTTCAGAAGCAGATCAGCCTGCTCAAGACGCAGCTGGCGATGCGCGAGGCTCTCATCGAGTCCGAGAACAAGCCGCTGAAGCGCACCGGGCCGATGCCGTGGGAGAAGCAGCGGATCCTCAAAGATGGCAGCAAGGACGGCCCCAAGCTGAACCTTCCCCTCAAGTTTGACCCCGGCGAGCTCAAGCGCGTGTCGCGAGAGATCAAGGAGCGGATGGAGAAGATGTTTCCCGAGGCGGAGTATTACAAGAAAGTCTCCAAAGGCCTGAACGGCGTGGCAGACGTGATGGGCAACCTGGGACGAGCCGTCGGCGGTACGGCCGGGGCATGGCTCGAGTGGGGACAAAACGTGCTGCAAGCTATCTCATCGGTCATCCCACAGATCCTGTCGCTCGTTGCTGCACAAAAGGCGCAAGGCATAGCCAGCACCTTCGCAGCGGGCACAGGTGCAGCGGCCTCGGTATCGGCTATCCCCGTCGTGGGGCCGGTGCTGGCCATTGCCGCAGTGGCCTCCGTACTGGCAGCGCTGGCCTCTATCCCGAAGTACGCCGAGGGCGGTCTGGCTTACGGCAAGACGCTGGGTATATTCGGTGAGTATGCCAATGCCTCGACGAACCCCGAGGTGGTAGCACCGCTCTCCAAGCTGCGCGACCTGATCGAACCGGCTGGAGGTGTAGGTGGCGAGGTGGTCTTCCGCATCGCCGGGCGTGACTTGGAAGGGGTGCTGAACAAGCGCTCGCAAGTGAACCGAAGGACGAGATAACAAACAACGAACAACTAAACAGGCCGACAGGCCTCTCAACAATTCAACGACAGTGGCTAAGGGCATACGCTATACGGGCGAGTTTATGAGCATCGCCGGGTCGCGCTATCGGGCGGAGATCTGGCAGGAAGGCTTCACGGGTAAGCCGGTCGAGCTGACGTTTCCCTACGAGACGCCGGTGTCGATCGAGTGGGCCGAGGTGGACAAGCTGGAGCCAGTGATGTCGTCGGCGGCTACGCTGATGGTCGTCTCCGAGACGGATCGCCAGTTTGTCAACCTCTACACCACTCAGGCTGGCAGCACGCGTCTCGACATCTACCGCAACAATAAGCTCTACTGGAGCGGTATGCTCGATCCGGAGATCTACGAGGAGCCTTTCAGCCGAGAGCGGGACTATGAGGTCTCGCTTACCTTCAGCGACTTTGCCCTACTCGACCGCATCGCCTTCGAACAGACGGGGACGGACAATCGCCAGCGTATCAAGCTGCGCACCGTGCTCGACATGGCCGTGAAGCAGAGCGGGATCAATACCGGGGCTGACTGGCAGACGTTCCTCTCCACCACCACATCAGCGGGGGCGTCGCTGCTGGACGGCGCCTACGTCTCGGAGGATAACTTCTTCGACGAAGACGGCGAGCCGATGACCCTGCGCGAGGTGCTGGAGGGCGTCTTGCGCCCCTTCGGCCTGCAAATGGTGCAGAAGGATGGGCGCATCAACCTCTACGACCTTCACGCTCTCTCGGAGGGCCTCCAGCCACGACGGGTGCGCTGGTGCCTCTCGGACTCGGCGCTGGGCGTGGACAAGACGTACAACAACTGCGAGCTGACCTATTCCCCCTACATGAGCAATAACCTTGTGGAGGCCTCCATCGAGCCGGGCACAATCAAGGACACGGCCTGCACCACACACCGCGTGAATGTGGACTACTCCGATCAGAACTACCCGGGCTTCGACATGCTGCTCCATCCGCTCAGCCTCAAGCAGCGGAAGTTCCGCGTGCTGGACGCCTTCAACCAGACGAAGTTCTTCAAGATCAAACCCATCTTCTCGGGTGACTCGGAGGCGGGCGTGGCCGTGGTCTTCGATACCCGCACGGGGCATAAGACGTACGCCCAGCAATGCAGCCGCATACTGAACGCAGGCCTGCCCTCGGTCACGATCGAGATGCACGATCGGCCGTACGTCTTCGTCGACCCTGCGCTGCGTGGCAACTATCTGCTGAATCTGAAGATCGAGGCCTTGGTGGATGTGCGCTACAACCCCTTCGAGGATGC